TTGCGTGAATTTCTGCAACCGTTGCATTTGGTAAACGTGCCGCAAAAGCTTCGTTTGGCCCTATTGTAACAGCGTCACCCAAAGTTGCCGTTACCGTTCCTGCGTCAAAACAAACATGGATAGAGCCACCGTTTCCGTCCACATTCTTAATGTAAAGAAACTTAACTTTATCTGTGGCGGCTACAGCCGCTGGCGCTGTAGAACTGTCTACTGCGGTGTAGTCCACAAAAGACCCTGCAATAAGGTCAGAGCTTGTGTTGTTTACTGAAGATAGTTTGTAGTACCACTTGTCGTTTGCATCTTCAGGTGTGACAGTCATTGTCGCTGAGAATGTTTTTGCAATCTCATCTGGAAGGACTGTAACTTCCATTGTAGCTTTCGCTGCATCAGCCATGATTTACTCCTTTTCTAATTAACCCAAGGCTATACTGAATGCCAATGCCTCGCCTGCCCTATCGACATCGAGGTTTGACCTAGTTGTTTCTGCATCTGTCACACTTAACGCTCCAGTTACAGTCACATTGCCAACAGAATTAATACCGCCACCTGACGTTATCGCACCTGTTGAACTGATAGCCCCACCAGAGATGGAACCATTAGCTGCTACGCTATCAGAAGTAATACTTCCAGTAGCAATAACATTACTTCCAGACGTAATATCGCCTGTTGTTGTCACTGTGGTAGCCGATATAGCCGAACCACTAATATTTCCTGTTGAGGTAACAGATGTTGCCGTAACACCGCTGGCAGACATATCTCCGCTTGCCGTTACATTACCTGTTACCGATACATCGCCAGTTGACGTAAGCCCTGCGCTTGTTACCGCACCACTAGCTGTAATTAATCCTGTTATAACTGAGCCTGCCGTTAAAGCATTTGTTACAGTCATACTATCAACAGTCAAAGCGCCTGTTACGCCTAGACTAGCTGTAGTAAAGCCGCCAGTGACAGTGAGGCCACCATTAATGGTTACGCCATCTGTTGTTGTCTCTAATTTCTTGCTATTGTTAAAAAATAACTCAACAGCACCGTTTTCATCCATTGTAATAAATGTTGGGCTTGTTGCGTCTACCGCACCTAACGTAATGTTATCGCCACGAATGTATAACTCACCAGTATTGTTCTTAATGTAACCATCATTACCAGTAGTTGTATGATAAATCTGTAAGTCTGTGCTATTACCAAAGTTAACAATAGCATCGTCATTTACTGTACCGCCAGTTACACCTATTTTATCATTATTTAGGTTATCAAAGTTAGCGTCAACTTCATCGTGTGTAAGAGGAGCGCCTTTAGTTGCACGTTTGACAATAGTAGTCATTAATACGCCTCTATTTTCATACTCATGCCTGATCCGCTATTTTTAGATCTTTGACTTTCTTGATTTGCGCCGTCTATAGCATTTTTATACAACCCTGCCCATACCTGTATTCTTGGGTCTTCTGCTAGGTAAGGTGCGCTGTGACTAAGACTGCCGTATAAGTATATATCTGGGTGATTAGTTAAAATATTATTGGTAGCTGTGCTTGAGCTTAAAGTTGGAACTTTTGCATAATAATACATTTCCAAATCGTAATTAAGGTTAGGCGTCGGAAATAACTCCACTTCGCTTTGAGTTAAGGCATAAAATAATGGTTTATTAGCCACATCCTGAGAAGCAGCTCTTTTCTTTTGCATTTCAAACAAACCTACAAGTTCCAAAGGATTATGGTTAGTTCCTTCTAAGTGTAACCTGATGGGCTCTAAAAAATCGGTAGGTAAGACGCTGTATCTTGAATTAACTGTGGCTGTAGCTCTATTTTCCATAAGTCTGTGTCGCAAATTTCTGTTAATATCTGCTTCAGCTAAACTTATAAATGTTGGAATTACCGCCGTTAAATCACTTCTGTTTAAAAAATCAGCGATTGTATTTTTTAGGTCAGTGTAATTTGCTATACTCAAAGTGTGCCTGCCCTTGTTCTAAAAACTCTGTTATCGCCGTCATTTAACCACTTACGTAAAGCCTTGGGATCATTAACAATACCCTGACGCTTTAATTCATAATACACGGAAAGTGGAATAGATGCTACCTTATTTACGTCCCCATATTTATTAGGTGATTGGTTGTATTCTTTTTTATTTCTATCAGCTATTGCCGTAACGTCTTGAACGGTTTCCAGCATATACTCGCCCTTATCTGTAACGTGCCAGTAAGTAGACGTCCCCATCATAGGATCTCTATCAAATAAACGTTTTTGACCCATTGTTTTTCCTGAGTTAAAGTAGGGCGACTTGCGTCGCCCTAACATATTATTATGTTATGGTTAAGTCTGCACAAATTGCGTGTGCAGCTTCGTTTGAAACTTTCAAACCAGCTTCCACCAAGATCATTGACTTCTCAGCGTCACCAGTTTTCGCAAGCTCAACCTGTTGGATCGGACGTAGGTAAGATACTGACGCATATTCTGGGTCTAATAACCATCCGTCACGCTCACGTTGAAACCTGTTAGGGATCACAGAAAGTGTCCCAAAATCAGATAGATAAACGTCAGCCGCCCCGATAATTGTGGTTGGGCCATCAGATGGAGCTTGGTAACGTTGCGCTGCAACACCGGCAAAAGCTGATACTTTTTGCTTATTAACCGGACCAACCATTAGCATCGTTGGCTCACCACCGGATACGAATGCTTGCTGCATTGCATCCTTCAAAATGGTTTCTGTAAACGCACGCATATTATTGGAAGCCGCATCTGTACGAGCTGTTGTACCGTCACCGGTTGTTAAACCGCCGCCTGTACCGACATTCTCGTTAGTTGCAATCCAAGCGCCTAAGCCACCAGTTTCTCTGGCAGTAGATGCGTTCCCTGCTACACTTGCATTATTTAGAAGCATAGTTGCTTCTAAATCCCTGCGAATTTCTTTTCCGCGCTTGGCCAATTGGTAACTTAATTCATTGGTGCGGCCTGCGGTGTCTTGGTCTGCAAGGTTGTCTGCAATGATTGTGGTTCTACGTAGAATTTGGGTATAGTTACCTTTTCTAGTAGTCGCGGCTGTAGCGGCAAATGATGCTACATCATCACCGTCAATCTGCGCCGTAGTCGAAACAGCGGAAAGCGAGTCTTCCTGCCACTCAAAGTAAGTGTTGGTCACATTTTCTGAACCAACGTTAGAAATGAAGGGCGTAGTTTCTGGCGAAATATTCTGAATTATATTAGATAATTCTTCTCGAATACCTACAGCCGAATAGCCCGTAAATGTGTTTGCTACAATAGCCATTATGGCCTCCTATTACTTAGTAACGTGTTAATTGCAGCCGCTGCGTCTTGCACACGGCCAGTCTGTTTTACGCGCTGAAGCGCTTGTGTTTGTGCCGCTTTCGGTTTTGGCTGTGAGTTTCGAGAGCCCGTTTTAAGTGTCTTGGACTTCGGCTTAGGCTTAGTCTTTGCCTTAGTTGCACGAGTTTGTCCTCGATCATATAACATGGCTTTTCGAGCTAACTTCACAAGCGAAGCATTTGCTAGTCCACTTACGTCTTCCTCAGTAAAACCTTGGTTTATGAGAAAATCACGTAACTCTGTAGCTTCCTGTTTAGCGACTTTAACGTCGCGCCATTCAGGTATAAGGTCAGGCAAGATCTGTCTTTGCTCATCAACGTATCGAGCGTGCATTTGCGCGTTCCTCTCTTCGTTAATTTTACCCATTCTTTCTTGCTCTTGGTGTACAGCATCCAGTTGACCTTTACGTTCTTCCTTCTGCTTATTCCATTGACGCTCTGCTTTCGCTGCCATCACGGGGTCTGTGTCGTACAGTTTATCCCAATCAGGCTCCTGTTCCGCTGGTAAGTTCAACCGTTCTTCCAAAGCTGGAAGTAGTTGAGCATACTGAGCACGTTCACGTTCGACTTCTTCGAATTGAGCTTGCATACTACGTTTTGCGTCAGCTAACTCTTGTGTCTTGCGTGTGTAATCTTTCTGTCTCAGGTTTCCACGTCGGAGCTCTTCAACTGTAATCTCTTCACCGTCTACCTCCACAGTATGTGCAAGTATGTCAAAAGATTGGTCTTCGAGTTCTTCATTTTCTTCTTCGACTTCAAGTTCGCCTTCCGTTTCAGCTTCTTCTAAAGAAACTTCTTCTTCAGGCATTTCGGCTTCTTCGACAACTTCTTCTTGTGTCTCTTCGGCCTCAAGCGCGTTCGGCTCCGTTACGTTATCCTCTTCGGGCGTAAGTAGTTGCCTAATTGCATTTTGTGCTGATTGCAGATCATTCCCTTGTGGGTTGTTGACTTCTGACATCAATATTATCTCCTATTATGCGACTATTTTGATTTTATTTCAATACTCGCGTTATCAACCATTGCACGCAGCGCTTGCCTGACGGCTTCAACACCACGCAATTTCATATAAATAGCCTCGCGGCCATCCTTATCACCAATGTCAGTTAACTCAAACTGTAAGTGGCAATCCCCTTTTATTTCGTCTAGCATTCTATTGAAATCGACGTCGCCCATTAAACGCTCAGCATACCGGCCGTCGTCGATGACTTGTTGCTTACTCTTCGTCATCTATAGACCCTTTAACTATGTCAGCCTGAGCTTTCATTACCTCTCTGTTAATAGCCAAGTCAGCTCTGATCTTTTCAACGTTAAGCTGTGAACCATATTTAGCACTCATTTCTTCAGCTTTCACAAACAGCTCGGCGTCGAGCTCGTCACGTTTACGATCATCTTCCATAATCATTTTCTCGCGCTCTAAATCTAACTCAGCAACTTTCTTTTGTATGTCTGCCTGTATTTGCTGTATTTGAACTGCAATAAGTTGCTCATTAATATCCGGCTTTTCTTCTTGCTGTGGAGGCTGAAATTGAGCTGGGTCACTCCAGAACTGTGAGGTATCTTTAAAACCAGCTAACTCAGTCATAGATTTTAAAGTGTTAGATAGTTTATTAATGTCAGTAAGTGGGTTGGCGGCGCCCATAGTTTGCATTGCCTCTTTCTGCATTTCACCAATCTGGCGTAGCATCATCATGCGCTCACTATCTGAACCACGCCCAAGCGCCACGTTTATAGATACGTCCATGTTGGAGTTCCATACACGAGGATCGATTGGCACAAATTCATTTGTAAGGCGAACCATCCTAGGAGCGTCTTGGTGCGTGGTTATTAAGTATAAAACAATTTCGTAAAGGCGCTTCATGCCTGTCTCAGCAAAAATTCTAGCAATCATTTCTATGTGTTGCTGCGCCGCCGTAACGGTAGCGTTTACCGCTGCCGCTGTGGAAGACTGTAGAGCTGACGCATCTAATCCGGCAGATGCCTTAGATATGCCTGTACGAGCCTCTTTAACTTCATCCATATATTGTAAAACTGGAAATGCTTGCTGGCCGACAAACGGCATGGAAAGTGGCTGAACTTGACCGGCACTTCTCTGCCTGATTATGGCGCCCACTTCAGTTGATAAAACGTCGTCTAAATTGACCATACCTTCAGTCACGGCAACTCGTGGGTGAATAGACATGGCTAAGCTATCTAATGTGTTACGCATGATGTTAGATTTAATGCGCTGGATGTCAGCGACGGCGTCGGCAATTGACATACCATAGAAGTCGTGAGCTTCTGGATCTGGACAAAACGATGCAAATGGGGCCATACCGCAAGGCTCGTTAGCTAAAATTTTATTACCGTCGCCGGCTGTGCATATCTTTCTGAGCTCTGCAATGCCGTCCATGTCGTAATCTACTTTTATGTAATTTTCGACATATAGAACTTTTTTCATTGCGTCGTCGTCACGCTCGTTCATTTCATTAGCTAAGGCTGGGTTACGTGTAGTTCTCTCGACGTTTGTGTTCATGTCGTCGTGAGCTGACGCTAATGATGAAACTTCGTCGAAGTCATAACCCATAGAAACAAGCTCAGACACTGTAACAATACGCCGGTGTGCAACATAGTCACTTTGCTCGATAGATTTTGCCTCACGAGAAATTAGAAATTCTTCACATGGCACAGCTTCTAATTTTACACGCCCGTCTGGGTGCGTGTAAGTAATTCTAACAGCGTGCATCATCGGAGGCGGCATCATTTCACCTGTCATCTGATCCATCATAGGTTCTCCCATAGGCTCAGACGCAACTATCTCAACTTCAGCGTCAGGGTCAGACATAAGAGCGTTTAGCGCGTTATCATCTAAACCGCTTAAATCGTGTGTCTCGTATTTTGTCCTGTCGTCCCAGTAGCATTTTAGAACACCTACTTTACGTATTAACGCATCTTTAAAAGCAGCGTGAAACTCCACAAAGCCATTATTGTCTCTATTAATAATAAAGTTTGCGTACTCTGTCGCCTGCTTAGCTGCCTCTACATCTTCTGGGCCCTGAGGTGAATATTCAACTGTTCTGTCAGTAGAATTAAAAATACGCATCAACGAAGGCATAATCGCCTGTACGGTATCCCGTACGTCCATGCTGACAACTTGGCTGCGCCCGTCTTCCTCGTTACCAAAAGGTTTACCCTGATAATACTCGGTGGCAGACGCTCTAATCGGTGACACCCAGTTATCTGAGTAATCGATTGCGTCGTCGATCTCTTTGCCAAGAATGCCTTGGAGCTCGTCGTCGCCCATTACCTCAGGATTTAATTCAGCTTCGAGGTTTTGGGCTAATTCGTTTATTTCGTTTTCCATGCTACTCACCTTCCAACTGGGATAACAAACCCATGCCGGTAATACCAGCCATTATATTTGGGTCATATACATCTTTAAATTTTGCAAACCGGCTTTTTATTACCGCCGGATCTTTAGCAGTTCTATCAACTAACATAATGTTGCTTATGTTTTCTTTTGTGAAAGGAGCATCAATACCACGTAAATATGTTTCCATGACGCCTCCTGCGCTGTTATCCATGCCCTCTACAAGATTAATATAAGGAATATTAGTGTATCCTTTATCGGTTAGTTCTTTCCTAAATAAATCTACACCTGTATCCAAATCAACATTTTTTGCGTCAGCGTATGCGTTCATAACTTCCTTAACGCCGTCTTCTGTTAAAACTGTTTTACCGTCTATAACTTCTGTCATGTCAAATCTTAAATCTGGTTTAATGCCAAATTCTTTCAAATCTTTAATTTCAAATGGCTTGTCCGTTCTTATTTTTAAAGGTAGTGTCATACCCTCTTCTTTTTCCATTACATCTCTTGCAAATTTAAATCTATCATTAGCTTGATCAGCAGTTCCAACATGGACGCCTAATCTATCAAACCTTGAGGCTTTTGCTGACTTTGAAGGTGTAAAAGAAGGTGGTTTAATAATATCGCCTAGCATTTCATTTACTCTCATAAAGTGAGCTGCATCCTCGTATTCAACTTTAGGCTTTTGATCAAATTGACCGCCTGTAGACAAAGTAATATTTTTTAATGGTCTATTAGTATTTCTCAATGGTGCATTTTTATATAACTGTTTAAGCCCAAGCCCACTTAACCCAAGATCTAGACCGGCAAAGCCTGTATTTACTGCAGCGTCGCTATAGTTGCCAGCTCTAAAGTCTTTGACGGCCTGACCGCCTGACATTACACCAGAAACTAAAGGCATAATATTAGCTAATCCGGCGCCGTCAGCAAATTTAGATAATATATCGCCACCGACACGTCTTCCACCAAATAAACTTCTTGCCGTATTTTTGCCAATGTAAGGCGTGAATAGGCCAGTCATGTCTTCAGAAAAAGTAGGATCTCTAGGTCTGATTTCTGGGCCGAAGCCGCCGGCTCTACGAGAAATTTCTGACACTTCATCAAGTATAGACTGAGAATAAGGTGGACGTTGTACGGGTAATCTAGGCTTTTTAAAATAGTTAGAGCCCTTCATAACAAAACGTAATAAATCAAAAGGATTAGCCATCTAACACTTCCACCTTCTTCTAGCAGCTTTTCCACGTTCACCCGTCCAGCCACGGCTACGCGCACAAAAACTTTTCTTTCTACCCTTGTCCTTTTTAGTCTTAGGGTTTGGAGCCGGCGCTTTAAGGTTCGAACCCGTAGCCCGATTATATTTGGCACGCCCCTTAGCTGTTAAGCCTCCCCCACGCTTAACGGAAAGTTTTTCTCCACGGCCAACTGATAAACTGGGGCCCTTCTTACGCTTCGACGGCATTACTTTTTCTTCTTGGCTGTTTTGGCGGCTTTTTTAAATGCTTTGTTACTTGGTGCACCTTTTGCACCTTTCTTACGCATTTTCTCAGGTTTTTTACCAGCGGCTTTCTGACGTTTAATGCGTTCACGTTTAGCATGGATATTGGCATAGAGGCCGCGCTTTTGAGCCATTACTTTTTACCCTTTTTCTTGTAAGTCATTTTCTTTCCTGTTTTCTTAGCAGCCTTCTTTGCCGCTGCCATACCCTTTTTAGAATACGAAAATTTTTTACCACCGACGTTAGGCATAGCAGTCCTCCAAATAAGTTTACCCTATAATACAGCATTTTAATATAAAAGGAACCCCGTGCGTGAGGGGAGATCTACGCACGGGGGAGCTGAGGAAAAAGCTCTAACGGTAAACCGCTAACTCATTGTCTCATTTTTAGCGCAAGTTTTCAATTTTAGATTTTGTAAGTTATAATCTTAATTCAGCAGGAGTAGTCAATGCCGTATAAAGATAAAGAACGGCGTAAGTCATATAGCAAGTCTTACGGCATGAACTGGTATCTCAAAAACAGGGAGAAGGTCATAGAGAGCACTAAAAAAAATGTTCAACGACATAGAGAAAAATGGTGGGAATTTAAGTCAACATTAAAATGTGAAAAATGTGGCTTTTCTCATCCGGCTGCTATCGACTTCCATCACCCAGAGGGAAAAGGTGAGGTAAAAGTCAGCAAATATATTTCTCATAAACAGTGGAAGCGTGCGTATGAGGAAGCTGCAAAATGCCAGAAACTGTGTGCAAACTGTCATCGCATTTTACATTACGAAGAAAAAAAATCGTAAGTCATTGATTTCTTTAAATATTTAATTGCATTATTAACTTGATGTTAACAGAATAATAACATAGTATCTTATTATAAGTTAATTTTTAAAGGATTTTAAAATATGCGTTTATACAAAAGCAGTAATAGCCAGTGGTTTGGAACACAGAGGGACGCCCAACGGGGTGCTCCTCGTGATTGGACTGAGGTTGACGTGCCTACATCTAAGCAGGATCTAATCAACTGGCTCAACGCCAATAAAGTCGGCGGCGGTTACGACAAGCCGGTAGATATTCCAGACTTTGTTGATGTTGATGTGCCAGAAAATGTGTCTCCGTATCCAGACCATCTGGACGACGATCTTGAAGACGAGAAGCTCATCAAAAGCGCTGCAAGCTGGGTTACTTGGGCTCTCGATAACTTAGAAAGAGGCGACACTACTACAGCCAAAGAAATGTTAAAGCTTGGGCTAAAAGCTCAGAAGGGAGTAGCGTAATGAAAAAACAAGGCGGCATAAAAGGCCACGTAAATGTGGTGGAAAGTTCTATTGTGGCAGGATCTCAGCTCGGACATAGTTTTATTCTGTCCGGCAGGGGCCACGGTAGAAAGCACAGAGCTCTGGAAGGATCGACAAGCAGAGCCGCTAGACGTGCAGCGGCAGCGGCAAAGCGTAAGAGCGCAAAATGAAGACGTGCCCAGAGTGCGACGGCTACGGCCAGTACCTCGGAGAAAAGGCAATAGTTGACTACGTCAATGGAGGTTTTTACGATGAGGTACTGGTTGAGTGCGAGGAATGCGAGGGGTCAGGGGAAGTAAAAAAAATAACCTCACCCCCGAAAATTAACAAATTTGTGTGGTAAGATAAAATTAGTCATAGGGAGATTTTTAAATGGCCACAAGTAAAGCTAATAAATACTTCACGCCTATTAACGGTAACGCAGCAAGAGTAGTGTTATCGAAGGGCACACATTTTACACCCAATAAAAAATTTAAAAACGTTTACAAGGACCCAATTTATTTTCGCAAGGCTGACCCGTTTGCAATGGGCTCAGAGAAAAAACTTTACAAGGAAATGGTTGGTAAAAAGGTTGGACGCATAACAGTTCTGGGCAGAGACTTAAATGCAAAAAAGAATTGTAACGGTACGCTGTGGATATGCAAATGTGCGTGCGGAAATTTTTTAATGCTAAGATCAAAACGAATTAGAAAAGGTGAAGGTCAGGACAGGTGTAACGAGTGCCTGTACATACAAGAACTAAGAAACAGATAGAACAAATTGGTAAGCCGTGAGTGCCGGTGGTTTTTATTATATTTTACGCCAAACCACGCGCAGCTAAAGCCAGTTAATCCGCTGGTGATTTAGCAAAAGGGAGCCCTAACCTCGGCTCCCTTTTTACACTATTCCACGAATTTCACGTCGCAACGGCTTGTTCCAAGCTCCCGTGGCACTCGTACCGTAAGCCATTGTCGTATGCTGGTTTGCTAAACACAACGCAACTGCGTCAGCTCTGTCAGGAGAAGATATGCCACGCTTCTTCATAGCTTCCTTACTTTCAATCTGAAGCTTGCCGGCGCTGGTAAAGTGATACCGTGGAGCAGCCAGCTCAGCCCACAAGGCGTCGTCACGGGGCAGCTTCACGTCCATACCCTCTAGCCAAGCCTTTACCTTAAACCACAGCTCAGCGCGTAAATTTAAATACGTGTCTTTCTGTAGCGCACGCTCGGACACGTTCAAACCACGCGCTGGCAGCCCCAGCTCACGCAACCGATCTAAAACGCCGGCGCCGAACCCGTTACTATCGACAATAATCTCAGCCGGCTTCTTCGAGGGCTGCATGGCGTCGTACTCAGCTTTTACGGCGCCGGTCAACTGCATCAAGTCGAGATTACGCCAGACAGTCATAGGATGAATAACTGGGCCCTGACGCTTACATAAAACGGAGCTATCCATGCCCTGACGGGCTACGTCGAGGCCCCACACGGCCACGGTATCATCATGTATCTTTATGTCGTTGTTCATGGCGTGGTCAATTAAGGCCACGGGAATAACTGTGTCCTCTTCTGAGGGTGGAAAATTTCCCAAAACGCGAACATGGAACGCCGGACTATCCTGCCCGTAGCGCTTCTCCATGTCTTTAACAAAGTCGTCGGCGACGCGAGGGCTATCGACGCAGCTAACGTGCATCGTGTGCCAATCTTCCTTCAGGCGGTTGTGTGTGTCGTAAAAAAAGCCAGTGTTACGTGTGGGGTTGCCGGTCAAAACAGTCGTCGCGTTGTGCCCCGACATACTACCGCTGGCGGCCTCGAAAACGCTGGCCGGTATGCCACTTGCCTCATCGGCCAGCAAAAGCACATTTTCTGAGTGAACTCCTGCAAGCGCTTCCGGCTGCTCCTGCCTAGACGTCCGACACGATATAAACGTGCTCTGTGGCTGGCTCTTGAGCTCAATACGGTCACTCTTGATTTCCAGTAAATCGTTAAAAGGCTTTTTCAGACGCTTGGCTACATTTTTCATTTCTGCGAAGCAGGCGTCAAAAAGCTGGGCCGACGTGGGGGCCGTCACAACCGTTTTCGACGGCACACGCATCAGAACGTGCCACACGGCAGCCATAGCAACAGCCGTTGATTTTCCTACCCCGTGCCCAGAGCGACAACTGACACGTCTAGTCTTCGGGTTAGCGACTTCCCGTAGTAATTCCTTTTGCCAGTCGTCGGGCTCAATGCCTATCACTTCGATGGCGAACTTAACGGGGTCATTTCGGTAGCGCTTCATCAGCTCTAAGAAGGGGTTGTTGTTAACATTTTGTTTCATGTGATTATCCTAAAATTTTTTTACGGGATGTGTGAGGAGGACATTAGCTTTTGCACCGGCTGGCGCTAAGAAAAGGGGGGGGTCAAAATCAAAAACAAGTTGGATTCGCATAATCTGTATTATGTTAATTTTATTATTCAATGTAATCAATGACTTAGCGAAAACGCCCTCCCGAAATGCACGAAAACGACATCAATAATGCATGAAAGTTGACATTTTTACCGACTTTTGACACGCGCACGCGCATACGCGAGTGTAACTTAGTGTGCGAAATCATCGTTCAATCTCTTCCGCTTCACCCTCGATAACATTATCTAAGAGCTCAGCAGCTTGCGCGTGCAAATCATTAACGCTTATGTTTATTGCCACGTCACGTTGTCGAGTATCATACTTAGAGTTAAGCTTACTCGCCATCCACTTATCAGTATCAACCTTTAACCTCGACACGTTGACATCTTCAGGCTGAGCTGTTTGAGCTGTGTCAACTGCACGTTCAGCATAGTAATGGCCAGCTTCATTTAACGCCTGTTCATATCTACCACGTCTCCCACCGGCAGCATCTAACCACATAGCAAATAGTTTATAGCCAATGTTAAACTCTTTCATTAACGTGCGAACTGAAGTGCCTGTAGAAATACGCTCCAACACTTCATCCTCGCCAATCTGTTCTATGGCTGCAATCTTAGCCTTACCTATCTTACCTACCATTTGATCCTATCTCCCCAGCTAAAGCTGAATACCCACAAATATCTACCCAATGATCTGCTTTATCAGGTGATACTCTTATCCTAGATATTTTAAGTAATACCATCATTACAGCTACATCGATGTGACCTATTTCATAACCAGTGTAAGCTGACCATAGAGCTGCCGTGTTCTCAAAGTTTTCTTTAGCATCTCCATAGTCAGCGTTACGATCATTGTTAATGACCTTCATTGCTTCTTTTAATATCTCATCTCTATCCATTACCACGGTATTTCATCCCCTATTGACCAATCTATTGACTTATCTATGCCGTCACGAATGACAGTTGTTATCTCCGCTTTAGGAAAACTATCGTAAGCAGCTTCCAAAAACTTAGCCGTAAAATCATTAGATAATATTCTAGCAACATCTTCGAAGCTGTAAACTATCCAATGCTTATACTTCTCACGTAATATGTGAGCATTGCGTGACGCAACGCAAACAATTCTACCACCTTCGAGCTCGACGCAATAACAATCTTCAGCCGGAGGCTTATGACCGGCTTCGAGCGCAGTCTTCTCCAACACATCCCACGCCCTCATAAGTTGAGCTGCAATCTTATTAGTTGCCATTACGTCGTTAGCTTCGACTGCGTAACCTAGCGCCTCGTAAGCAGCTTCAAAACGTCCAGCCATTTCTGGCGGCACAAACGTAGGCAACGTATCACCCCAGTTATCAACTTTCTCACGGGCAATACGATCCAACGGTTTAAGCTGCCCCCACACTTCTGCTTTAATAAGTGGAGCGCCGCCTTCAGGTCTACCAAGTACATCACGTCCCTTTCTCTGTGCTTCACTTAATGTAACACGTTTCTTTTTCTTTTTCATTACCATGCTAATCTCCCTAACTTTTCCTCACCTTGTTTCCTCACCTCACCTCACCGCCTCCTCACTTACGTATATATATACGTTAAGGTGAGGAGGAAGGTTTTAGAGGCTATTTTACCTCACTTCCTCACCTTTCCTCACTTAGACATAGGAAGGTGAGGAACTAATGAACGGTACGCCCATGACTACTAATATCACTCATTTCCATCAGCAACATACGAAAGAACGTCAGGTCAGCTATCCCGTCATCACAAGCCCTAAGAGCCTCACGCCTTTGACCTTCCTTAAATATGTCTTTGGTTCTTTTGTTTGTGTGGTTCCATTCCACCTCATATATTTCCTCTTCAGGGCTCCACACGAGCCGTGCGATTACTTCTTCATTTTCACTCATAATAACACCTTAAAGTTTTCTATGTTAAAGTGAGCCATTGGCTCAATGTCCTGAGGATCTCCACGTTTCACTGACCCTCCTACATTTACGTGAAAGTCTTCCGGTGGAAACTTTGTCATGGCGAACTTGTCAGTAAATTGTACAGCTAAATAACACGGCAACTTTGTCGCCTGCGTTAAATTGCTTGCCATCATTAACTTATACAAGCTTATCATATATGTGTCATACCGTGTCATATCGTTTTTGCGTTGCCTAACCTCAATAAATGAAACTGCCTTACCATTTCGCATTGCCATAAAGTCCAAGCTTAACTTTATTGGCATTTTATACAATTCACACTTAAACACATTCTCTATAACTTTTGCTATTTGCTTTTCGTTATTTAAGTCGTCCTGCGTTTCATAATACGGACGCTTCATAACCCAGCCTCTTCTCCAGTTATCCAAGCCCCAACCGACACGACTTGTACTTCCCTCGCCTGACGCTTGTCATAAAATTGTTCTACACGTAGCACGTCAGTCTCCAGCCATTGCTTAACTATAGCACGGATTTTAGCTTTTTCGTGTTTCTTTTCCACGTCCAGATCTAGCGCCTCTGCCACGGCAGAACCCACCCACATCTTAGCTTGCACACTTTGCCTGTAAGGGTCACCGTCTTCCAGCGCCTGCCCGACTATCCGCTGCACCTTCATAGCGTCGCGTGTTGTCACGCCGTCAAACAAGTCAGGCATTTTAAACGGAACCGCGACGCCCACGTATTCGCCATTAGGTAGCTGCACGCCTTCCATGCGCCTGTACACCGCCTTCTCTGCCGGAGGCGCCAAGTTAGCCTTACCGTCGTCAACTCTGAATATGCCCAGACTTTGTTGCTCGTTTACACCCAGCTTCAGCGCGTCGTCCTGACTGACCTTGTTGATAACTCTGGCAGCTCTAGCAGCTCCGATAAGTGACCCAGCGCCACGCACGCTATCCACCGTCGCGTCGTCGCCGTGCATCTTACGTATGTGATGCGTCAAAACAAAAGCGCAATCAGTTCTATCCGCTATCGATCTGACACTGGCTATCGCCGCATTCATTGCCACGTTATCATTTTCGTTTATTTGATTAGCGCCAACCCACGGGTCAACGAATACCATGCCTATATTGTTTTGCTCTATCCTATCAGCCATGTATTCCCTGAGCTCCTCGTCTACGTCGAGCCCGTCACGTGACTGCTTAGCAAATATAATTTTTAAATCGCGTCCGGCGTCCAGAAATAGCCGGCCCCTGACGTCGTCAGCTTTAACTTCGTAATGCATCATGGCGGCAGCCACACGCCGCTGCATTTCCTCCAGAGGATCTTCGAGGTTAATGAGCCACACGTTACATTGCTCGTGCACCATGTCCTCCAGCAGCGCCTTGCCTGTTGCAATAGCTAAAGCTTCAACTGTTTGCATCGAAGTCTTACCAATGCCTCCAGCCGACGCCAGTACACTCACGTTAGAACGTATGTAGTGACGCCCGTATATCCATCGACGCGCCGGTATACTTGCCGGATCTATCGGATCATACGGCGTCGGCCATTGTCTTTCTGCCTCAATAGTTTCCTGTTTCACTTGCTCTACCGGCTTTGCCAGCGCCAACGCCTCACGTAACTTGTCCTCACCCACTTCCTTTAGGTAGTCGTTTGCGTCCACGACGTTCTCGACGCCTAGCTCATTAAACCTGACGACGTGCACAGACGTGCTACCGTCGCCGCTGAGCACGTCAGCGCATTTGTCTACGTCCAAGTCAGGATCTGCACATATCGTCACGTCTGAGGCTCTAGGCACGTTGTAAGACTGCATTCCAGCCTTACCAAATGTGCACACGATAGTCGCCTCGACGTTACCACTTGTCGCTTGGTGTACTGACAATGCGTCTTCTGGCCCTTCCACTATTATGATTGCGCCTCCGTCGTGCTCGTCGCCAATACGCATTACGTTGCCAGCTATTACGCCACGGCTGTATTTGGATATACCATTGTGTATACGCTTCTTACCTTCCGGCGTTAGTAACACGGCCTGTATGCCCTGCACGTCGCCCTCCGAACTAAGCGCCGGAAATATGATTGCTGGCCCGTCATACACGTTAGGGCTAAAGCGTGCTACATTCGTTGCTGTAGACGCTCTGAGACCCCGTGAGTTAAGGTAAAGCAGCGCCGGACGTATTGCGTCCTTGTTGTCACGACTGATAGGCACGGCCCTGTCCCACGCTTCCTTAGCCTTTTTAATTTTGTCTTTGCGTGTTTCCTGATCCCGTACCAGCATTTCCTTGTTAGCCAGCCGGCTGATTAACCTGTCAAACTCTGACACTGTGTAAGGCATTGTGTCTGAATTTTCTAAAATTTTAGGATTTTCACCGCCACGTTTAAAACCTGATCCGATTGTGGCTTTTATCTCTGGGTCAGTTAGGCCGACTGACTTTGCAGCCGTGTGCAGCTCCATAATGGCTAGGTCAATGTTAGACGGCGCTAGGTGCGCGTGCCTGCCTAGCAAGTATGCAGCCTTGTTTAATGTTTCATTACGGCCACCTTTTAACGTTAGAGTAACATCTCCGACGGCACTTTCTTTTACTTTTTCAAAATAAACTTCTGACATTTTTTTCTCCCAAATTACAAACGCCCTGCCCAATCACTCAGGCAGGGCGCGTCTTCTTAGAACCCGAAGTCTTTACCTTGACTACTGTCCCCTGCCGGTTGAACACTGGGAGGTTGCGTTGCAGTCGCGGCAGGCGTTGCCTCATAAGTAGTCGCGGCTATTGCGACGGGTTGCTCATTGCTCACCGGACGATCAATCCACTGGGCAATGTTGAAGCCTACATCATAAGAAGTCCCCTTACCTATCACAACAGGCGTACTGGTTGTAACTTGCACCACCGGTATTTTTGTTGCGAAATTTGGGTCATTCTCAACTTGATTATAAAGCTTGGCGATAAACTGACCAGCTCCATAACTGTTGTTGCTAAATTGAGCTTCACGCCCATTTGCCCAGCAATCTACCTCGAACCCCTTTTTATGTGGGCTCCCCTCAGGCTTTACTAATGGCTGTGCAGGCGAAGGCCACGCTAGAAATTCGCGCACTCCTACGTCAATGTGAAGCCAGCCAAAGACGACGTTTTTAATGTCTATGGCTATTCCTCTAGCCATATCAATATCCTCAATATCGCCTAAAGGTGTTCTCATGGTCCACTTGTTTTGTGGCAAATTAACCCTGACATAAGACATATCAGAGGTGTTGTTTTCGTCTTGAAAAGTAATTGGCATATGTGTCTCCTTGACTACGTTTGCTCATTGGTGAATTTAAAAGTGTACGGAGGTATTTGCAGAGTTTTCAACTCACCAAAATCATAACCCCATACACCACTCTCTTGCGCCATGACAAATTTGTCTAACGCAACTTCAACGGCTGCCCTGCCCTCTTGCAGTGACCTCTCGTCGAGCTCGTAGACGCCTACACAGTAAGGCGCCTCTTTTCCTACAGCAATAAACACGAACCTGTCTATTTCGTGGCCTTCAAGTGCCATACACATACGATAAAATTGGTCCTGTATGTGATAGCCTAACTTACCAGCCTGCGACGCGAAGCCTGACGGCGACGGGTCCACTGTCGTCTTTAAATCAATTATTGCGGCAATGTCTTTGCGCCACGCATCCGGCCTACATCTTAATTCAGCATTTCTTACGTCATCTTTTACAAATACGCTGGGCTCTATTAATATGTCTCCGGTTAAAAGTTTTGCAGCTTCCTCGTTTGCCCACACAGCCTTAGCCATGTCGTGTGCAATTTTATACTCTGCCTCTGTCAGTAATATGGCGCCGGCAGCTTCGGCTTCCTCCTTACGCTCTGTCCACGCCTTGCCACGCCTAGTCTCTGGGCCACACCAGACAGTGTTAGATCTGTGAGGCTCTAAGCAGAGCGTGTGAGTAGCTGTACCCAAGTCAAAAGCTGCTGAGCTTTTAAATTCGCCGTACTTGTAATGCGCTAAAGATTTTTGCGCTATAATTTTTGCACCTGACGCGCTTAATGCTGGCGATAGGTGATATTCCTCATTGTCGAGGTTTAGTTTTATACTCATGCTGTTTGCTCCCATAATTTCCAATGAGTAGAGCCTCGGCTCTGTGTTCATCTTTTTTTCTTTTTAACTCTGACGTTAGGTCAGGATACCACTGCTGTGCTAGACGTCTACTCGCGTCTTTATCTTTTGCCAAGCCTAAGGCTCGTTTCCAAGTGTTGGCGCTTACAATTGTGTAAGGCGATCTAGATAGTGCACAAGTGCTTGTTATCTGTCCGAATGCAAAACCGATTTTAAATGTGGACACGACGCCCTGCTTAGGCATGGCGTGCTGACGCTCCACGTAAATGTGATCGACTTTGTCTCCGCTGGTAATCAGGTCCATTAATGCAGCTACGTCCACGCCGCCCTCGTCGTACACGGGTAAGTCGTGGACCTCAGCCCAGTTTTCGCTGGGTGATAAGAGGGCAACGCCTCCCGTCCTGTAGCCGCAATCAATGCCAATAATCATACTGTAAGCTCTTCCCTTTAGCTTTAGCGTCTTTGACAACTAGCATCTTGACGTACTCATTTTCTGACACGCCAACTCTAGCTGCTTCCTCTTTGATATGGTCAACAAGCTCTTCCTCCATGCGAGGGCCAATCTGCTTTTTCTTGCGCTTGTTCCACTTGCCGCCATCTTTAGTAAGTTCTACTTGCATATTTATCTCCGTATTTGTCAGCAACTTGTTAACACCTAGTTATTAGTTTCACAACCCTTGCAAGGCTGGGGGCCGAAGCCCCCGTTAATTATACTTTTTCAAACCTAACACAGTTTGAATAATCACCTAAAACGTTTGCGCGATATTGATTACCTTCAATCATTACAATATCGTTATCTTCAACAGGAGCATCTTCCCTTAATCTTTTTTGCTCATCCTTATCAGCTTGTGAGTAAGAAGATTTAACTGTAGCACCTGAAGCCAGACCCCAAAATAT